CGCGACGCCACCGGTACCCATTATAGATCTTTTTATGCTTACCATTTTTGGTTCACTAATGTCATCAGTAAACATTATAAAGTCATCAACAATGTTTATACCTGTAATATCTTGATACTTACTAAAGTTTAAAACTCTTCGTGATTCAAATATTAATTCATCATCAAAAGATATAGTTGATATATTAAATCCAGTTTCTATATAAACATTAGTATCTGATACGTTAACACCACTATGTAAACGCTCTACAACAACATTATTATCATTAAACCTAGCAACCATACCAGGTCGTATACCTTGGTTTGAATTTAAAATTATGTAATCTTGCCCTCCAACTACAGTGCCTTGAACTTTAACTCTAACGCTATATATATCTACAAAAACATAAGTTGACAAACCTGTGTCAACATTGTATTTGATGATAAAATCTTTTTTAACAAAGTGATTAGGTATAATCTCTTCTTCACCTCCAGCTACTAACCAATATATACAATTCTCTTCGTTGTTTATAAGAGAACCAACGCAGTAACTACCATCTGGAACTATATCAGGTGTCACCTCTGTATTACCCCATATAGTTTGTAAGGCACCAACATCACTTCCTTCTGACGTTGATACCTCTACATTTAAAGCATCTCTATATCCTCCAGCAGGAACAAGTCTTTCATCAAGATCCTTGTTCATTTTGCCTAGAGCAAAATTCCTATTAAATTCCGGCATGTTTTAGTGTTTAATCCATTTAGACTTACCTCTCATTACCTGAGTAAGTTCTTGTGATTTTAAATTTGACAATCTAAGTTTTGCAACTCTAGTTGTAGCGAATCTTTCTTTTTTTAACATTTGAATTGTAGCTGGCGAGTAGTTGGCTCCAGTAGACACTATAGCGTATGCAACAGTTTTATAAAAAGCTTCTTCAGCAAACTTATGTATCAATGCATCACCTCCGTCAGCTAAACCATCTGTAATATAATCTAAAACAATAGTTGAACCTATTAAACCAGGACTTAAATACAATCTTCCATTTGCATGATCAAAAAAATACGATCCATTTGATTGAGCTCTTGAAGGATCTAATCCATATCTTTGTCCTAGCGCTAAGTTGTCAAAACCTTCTCTATAATCAACATTATCACTATTATCATAATCTTCTCCGCCTGAAAAATTAGTGAGCGTAGTTGATGTAGTCTCTACAACAGCAGCTCCTGTACTGTCCACGTTATTTCCAGTTGCAAAATCAGGTCCAGCAACATCATCGCTATTATCTGGAGCTACTCCTGTGTAGTTAGCGTTGTAAATTGTTGTAGTTGTAAATATAGGAGCATCTGTATTGTCAATCATTCTACCTGGTTTAGTAGGATCTTCCATCTGCTCGTAACGTACAAGCGTTTGGATTGTTTCAGTTATACCATCTTGGTAAGCAGTCTCCCACCAATCGTCAAGATGATCTGGTACTTCTGCACCTATATCTGTATGCTCAGTTCTAACTTGACTTTCAATTTCTGTATCATCTAATCTAGGTTTTGGTCTGAATGGATTTTGTGTATCTTTTGTTGGATATAAAGGATGTTTAATACCTTTATCGTCAGTAAAAAATATATGAGTATGACCTACATAATCGTGAGGCAATGGGATATACATTCTGCTATCTAATTCAAACTCCCAAGTTTTTTTAGAACGAAGAACATCATAATTCATTTCTTGCAATGCTCTTCTTCCAAAAAAGTAAACATCATTTCTATCAGCTTTATGAATTATTTTACTTTCTCCTACATAAATAACCATAAATGTGTTAATCAACTCGTCTAGAGTTTGGTATTGATAATTACCGTGATTACCAGGTGTGTTATAGTATTCACTTATTTGTTGATTATTATAGAAATTAGAGTTTCCCATGATTATTGTTTTTCAGTATTACTTTGTTCCAAAACCTCTGTTTTAGCATAACTAGCTAATGCAGGTTTATTAATAATAACTCCTCCAAGCTCTAGTATTTTATATACTAACGTTGTTTCCTCTGAAGGATGTAAGTCAAAATTAGAAGAACCATTAGCATTATATAAAGCTTTTTCGTTTACAACAACATAATCCCATTCAACTTTTTCAGGTTGTCTTAAATAATCAATTTTAGCTGCACCACTATATTGTCCATCACCACTAAATATTTTAATCATTTGACTAGTGTTGACGGAACCTGAAGATAGCCTAATGTACGTAGGATGTTCGTTTAAAGATCTAGCAGAAAATGTTGCTTGTCTTCTTTGATTATATTCTTTTATTGTTGTTTGTTGACAAGTCACATCGATGTATGCTGGATTAGTTATTCTAACATCAGTTAATCTATATAATCCATTTGGAGTTTGGTTAGAAGGTAATGTATAGTTACCACTACCATCAGGATTGATAGTCAAGTCAATAATTTGAAAGTGGCTTAGTTTGTCTTCAATATAATCTACAGAATCAGAAAAACTAGAATCGTTTCCTGGATTTCTTAAATATTGATTTAGATGGTGAAAGTATTCTTCGAATATACCCATCTGAGCTTGGTTAGCTAATAGGTTAAATTCTTGTGGAGTTATATAACCTCTTTGTTCCTTATTTGACAACGCTAATACACGTTGATATACTGTGTCTACACTTACAGCCATATAATTATCTTTTTATAGTTAGAGCAACCACCCCGCAGAGTGATTGCTCTACTATAAGATAGTTACATGTTTAAACGCTTTTCAATGTTAGAATAGATCTCCATTCCTTCATCAGTTTTAAACCATTGTGCTAAAGCTGAGTAAGGATGCTCGTCAAACGGAACAGTCATTAATTTTCTGTCGTTTGTTCCCCATTTAAATGTTCGCTGATCTTGAGATAGTTTTAGAATTCCTTCTTCAGTGGCTTTAATACCAATGTTTCTAAGTTCGACGTTTTCGTCTTCTACTAACTCTAAGAATAATACTGGATTTCTCTTAGCGTATAATAGTGCATCACGTTTAAGTTCTTTAGAACTCATCTTAGAAACTTTAGAACCTAACTCTACTCGCATAACCGCTTCAAGCTTGTCAATATCTAAACTTTTAGCTACAATCATTGCATCTGCTTCTATTTCTAGCCAATCAAGTTGGTTAGCAGCATCAACTTGAGGTTTGTGTTCGTAGAACAACTTATCTCTCATTGGGTGATAAAGTGATAATAGTTTTTGAAGAGTCACTTTATTTTTAGGTACGTGTAACCCACCATTTCTAAAAATAATATGTGCTAATCGTTGATCTCCTTGCATTTCATCAACAAAAGGAGTTCTTTGATTTTCACAATACTTTAACTCTCTTTCATACTTTTTTTCTTCGTCAAAGTAATATATACCTGAAGATTTCATTGAGTACGTTAAAGCTTTTTTATTTTTTGTTAAAAAATAAACTCTATCTTTTATTTCCCATTCTTCTTTTTTTGGCTTAGCTTCTACTTTAGGAGCTTTAACCACAGGTTGCTCAATAACAACCGTTTCTTCTAGTTGAGGTGTTTCTACCTCTGCTTTTTTTGTTTGTTTCTTTGCCATAATATATAATATAATAAAAAATTAAAAAAAAAGATCGGAGCCGAAGCCCCGACCTTAATAAATATTGCTTACTTCATTAACATGAAGTTGTTAGCACCTTGAGTAATTAAACATCTTTCAGATAAATAATGAACCTCCATTGCATCAATGTCAGATGTGATGTTTCCACCAACAGATCCAGTGATCCAAGTTTTCATTTTTCTATCCTCCATTTGAGAAGCTCTGTAACGAACGTGTAAGAACGGACGTTTTAAGTTTCTACCTAACGTTTGGTCATACACAGTTGATACACCAGCTGGGATAATAACACCACGAACACCGAATCCAGCAGCTCTAGAGTTAATTGATCCACGAGTAGCTTTGTCATTTAGGTATCTAAAGTCAGACTTGTAGAAGTCGTAAGATCCACGACGGAATCCAGAAAAACCTAAGTTCAATGCCATGTCTTCAGAGTTGTTAAACACTCCGTAAGAAGTACCACCAGCTCCGTAAGAATTCATAGAAGCTAGCATGTCATCCATTGCCAAGCTTGTAGCTCGGTTAACAAACATCATGTTTTCTTCAATAGCACCTTGAGAGTCAAACTCTGCTAAGATAGCATCAAATTCAGCTAAATCAGTAGCAGCATTAACACCAGTTACACCAGTAGTAATATTACCACGAGTTTCAATAGCAGCGAATAAACCTTCAGTACCAATTCTGTTACCAGCAGTTAAACCACCTTGACCAGCATCAGCGTCAGTATCTCCTGCGGAAGCTGTACCTTTAACAGCTTCTAACATAGACATCTCTAAGTAATCAGCAAAGCGAGCGCGAGTATCACCTTCAGCTTTCAAGTACCACAAGTAACCATTTTGTCCTTCTTCACCTGAGATTTCAACCCAACCAATTTGAGACGTATCAGAACCAGAAACTTCATAGTAGTCTTTGATGATGATAGGTTTGTTAGTAAATGAAGTGTGAGTTGGTTTTACAGTACCGAAACCAGCAGTTGTGGAAATTGTTCCACCTTGACCAGCTACACCTTTACCAAATTCAGAACCTACAACTAGTAATGTACAAACGTCAGCTGTACCCGATCCGAAAGCAGTGGTATCTTCAATATCACTGTGCTCATAAGGGTGACAAGTAACCGTTGTTGCAGAAGCGTTTGTAACGTTACATTTGATAACGCCTTCAGAAGTAGCTAAAACTACAATGTCGTTAATGCGAACACCATGCTCACCTGAAGCTATATCGTTTCCGTCAATATCTGTAGTAACACCTGCGGAACCACCTGCGATAGTAACAACACCGTTAGTATTATTAACAGTACCTACATACGATAGGTGTAAGCGACCTTGCTCTGACCAAATAACTTGATCAGAAGTCATCGCTTCTTCAGCACCTACTTGAGATAAGAAACCTGCGATTGTTCGATTACCGAACACCTCAGCCTCACCTTCCATAAGATCTGGTAAATATTGCTGAGCCCAACCTGCGGTTCCCTCAGCTGTAAAGTCAATATAGTTTGAAGATAGTGTTGCTTTTTTTGAAGCTGGTACACTATTCAACGAACCTGCGACGCCGGTATGCCCAGCGCCTGGATTTGAAATTGCCATTTTAAATAATTTTTAAATTAGTGGAAAGAAACTATTTCCTTCCTTTTTTAATTCTAACTTTGTAATCATTAGGAGAATCACCACTTAAAACTTTATACTTAGCTCCACCAATTTGAACTTCTTTATGAGACTGTCTTGGGTCCATATTGATATTCTTTGCTTTCTCGACTGATGTCTTTAAAGCATCGGCTTTACCTTGTTCGTAAAAGTGTTGAGCAACAGCATCAGCATTCATAGCGGTATATAAACCTTTATGATAACCCGCGGCATCTTCCATCTTACCTTCTTTATTCAAAAACCTTTTGATGAAGTTATTGATGTCGCCTTGAGATTCTTTAATGCTTTCTTTGTCTTTAACATTAAACCTAAACTTTTTTTCTCCAACTTCATATTCAAAACCTTTGAATTTGTTACTGAAAACATTGTCAGTTTTTTGTTTAAAAACTTTACTTACTTGCTCGTGTTGTTTCTGATTCTCTTCAGACTCCTTGTTATAACGATTGAAAAAATCCATAGCCTTTTTTGCTTCGGGGTTTAATCCTTGGCCAGACTTGATTTCTTCGTAATACTTGGACTTTTGCCCGTCCAAATGGGCTTTAGCCTTGGCAACTTGCTCTTTTAAGGCTATTTTCTTTCTTTTAATATCTTTTTCATCATCTACATCCTCGTCAAAAGAAAAGTTTTCTTCTAATAAAAAACTTATCTCTTCAGAATCAAGATGTGGTTTTGTTTGTTTATAGTATTCTTGCAGAGCAGTTAAACTATCCATTTGACTATAGTCTTGGTTTAATCTAACGTAATCCTCTACTGTGCCACCTGTTTCGTTTATAAACTCAACTAGCTTTTCTACGTTTTCTGGAAGCGATCTTTGTGGCTTTTCTTCAGCTACAATCTCTTCCTCTTGTTCAACAATCCCTTCTTCTTCCACCACTTCTTCAATAGTAGGTGTTTCTTTTTCCACAGCTTCTTCAGCAACCTCTTCTACAGTAGTTTCTTCAACTTCTGCTTTTGGTTCTTCAGTTTGCTCTTCCGTAGTAGGTGGTTTACTTAAGTCTACTTTAGTAATTGTTTCTAAATCTTGTGCTTTTAAATTCACTTTAGTAACATTTTCTTCTTGCACCTCTGGTACATCTTTCGTTTCTTCACTCATAATATAATATAATAATTAAAAATTGGTTTTCTAAAATTGGTTCATATTCAAACCAGTACCTAATGCATCATTACCTGCTGACTCAAACCTTTTACCTTGCTTCTTATCCTCTATCCTTTCTTTTTGTTGTCCTTCCATTTGACTTCTAGCATCCTTTCTGTTTTCATCAGCAGCTTTGTCTTGAAGTTCTAGTTGTCTCATTTTCATATTTAATTCAAACTCTTTATCCATTAACTGTTCTTTAACTTGAGCTTCTTGCTGAAGGTTTTTAGCTTTAAATTCTGCTTTAGCTTGTTCTAATTGAATTTGAGATTGCGTTAAAGCTTGTTGCTTTTGCATTTCTGCTTGAGCTGTAGCTTGAGCTGTTTGAGCTTGAGCTTGTTGCTGCGCTTGAATATTCCTTTGCTGCATTGCTTGCTCTTCTTCCATTTTTTTCTTTTCTCTAATTTTAAGAAGTTCGTTAGCAAGTTTTACGTTATTTATATTTCTTAAATCTATAGCGTCAGAAAGCTTAATTAGTTTTTGTGTTAAAGCCATTTGAATATTATTTTCAAGTAAAGCTTTTTCTTCTTCGTCTGGAGCTAACTCAATAAATATACCAAAGTCATATAAATGAAGCTCTGACATTTCTTCTAAAGTCGCTACGTTATGTGTGCCTATTTGTTGTAAGAAAGCATCTCTTGTTGGAGAGTATTCTATAATATCAGATATTCTTAAAGATAATTGTTCAGCAACATCTGATGTTAAAAACAACCCAGCTTGAAGTATATGTCTAGTAGCTGTATTACTATTAGCCGCTGCTAATTTTTGAACACCAACCAATGCATTTCTA